TTATGCTTCACTCCATTTCTTGAACATTTGGTTATAAGTGACATCGAACCAGTACGGATCACGTGAATGTTTTTGTGGTACATCAAATAAATGTGGCTTCTTTCTTCTTAGCTCAGCTTCTTTACGTCGTTGCCTAGCCATTTCACGCTCTCGCTCCAAAGCTTTTGTTATTTGTATTTCTCTATAGTCGTTTAGCTTCATGCCGAAAGGTGCATCAATTGCTTCCGACATCTCCCAACCCTTCGCAACTCTGTTTCTAACTATTTCGGGCGTGAGTCCTTTCTTTTTCATCTGCTCATTTTCATATTCAGTGTATTTAGAAGGGGGTTTTTCTTGTGGTGGCGCAATAAGCGCATCGCCCGTTAGCCCTTTTGCTATCCTGTAATTAATTAGTCCTTTGCTTAGGTTGTACTTTTTAACTATTTCGCTAACAGTCATCATTTTGCCGTCAACCTTTACTTTCTTAGGCTTTACTACATTTTGTATTAAATCTTTCCCCCTCGCCCCTCTGTCGTACCTAGTAATCAATGTCGATACTTTGATGTCGTATTTATCAGATGCATCAATAAGCGTCATCAACTTACCGTCTATTCTTACTTTCGTTTTTATACCCGCCATTTATTCCACCTCTACATTTACATTTCTAATTTTTAAATTGTCATACTCTAGTATTTCGTCAGGATTGTTATATAAGTAATCTGCCAGCGATTCTTTTTCTTTATCCACATCATCAAAATGCTGATATTCAACTTCTGTAGGTATCCTTATATCAATCGTTGCGTTTATATATGCTTGTTGTTGCATTAAATCACTTCATTTCTCTTTTTCTTTTACGTCTGACTTTCACTAAGTCTTCATATGCTATCCATTCTTGACCTGTGTATTTAGGCGCTTTACATATCCACGTTAAATTCACATCTCTATACTGATATCTGAATATCTTCGCTTTGATGTTGGCAACTTCAGTCGCCTTACCTTTAACGTCTACAACTTCAACCAGTTTGACATCCTTCCACAAAGAGAAATCAGCTATATACGTAATCGGTCTTTGTTTCCCAAATTTAGGTTGTAGTTCGAATTTCGGTTGTATTTCTATATGGTCATAGCTAGTACCATTCATATTACTTTCTAAATATTGGTAATATTCACACTCTACTTTGCTATCAAATACAATTCCTTTGTACTCAACTTTCTTAGCATTGTATTTACTCATTGCGCCACCTCTAAATATCAAATATCGTTGCTTGTAAACCTAGCTCTTGCTCATATAGAAGTCCGTGAGCGCCTTTAAATTGTTTTAGGTCACTATCAGTCATAATTTTCTTTTCGTCGCTGAAATGGGCTCCTGTGAGCGAATAAACTTCATTCTCGTTATCTTCATGTTTGATGACCTTAATATCTTCCGTGCCATCTTCTCGGTATAAGTAATATTTTTCTTTCGGCATTTTTAACACTCCTTAATATTCGACGATTGCGGGTCTTTCTTCTTTTTCTTTCAACTTATCATCAATAAGTTTTTTAAGTTTCTCTTGGTCTCCGTTTGCAAAATCAATCATCTTTTGAGCATATACATCTCTACAATGTAATATTTCTTTTATATTTTGTTTTGTGATTACCACGCATCTCGCTCCCTGAAATCGTCTCCGATTACTCTTACTTTTCTTGCTCTTTTTTTCATTCTCGAATTTATACGTTGCCAGTTCATATTTTGATTTAGTTCTTTATCACTAAAGTTAGTTGTAAAGATGTTGTTTTTACCTACTCTGTTATCAACAATGCTGAAAAGTTTATTTATAGTGTGTTCTGTGTTTTCTACACCCATATCATCTAGTACAAGTAAATCAATCTCACTAAGTAATTTGACTAGTTCGTCTGTAGTCTCTACTGCATTTTTGTTGTATGTCGCTTTGATACGATCCATCAACATTGGTATATGCATAAAAGCAACTGTATGCCCTTTAGCTTTAACTGCTTTTGCGATAGCGTATGCTAGGTGGCTTTTACCAGTTCCATATGAACCTTGCAATATTAATGATTTTGGTTCTTTTGTAGAGAAGCCTTGTACGTACTCTATTGCTGTTTGCTTAGCTTGTACTTGTTTTTCATTTTGTGGCTTGTAGTTTTTGACTGTTGCATCTCTTAAAGACGGATTAACGTTTGATTGATTGAATATGTTGTTTATCTTCCGTTGCTTGTTTCGCTTATATTCCTCATAGATTTCACATTTGCAACCGTCTTTATACTCGTAACCATTCGGGTGTTTTTTAGTAGGAGCAAACTTATATAAGTCATATTCACTTCCACATCTCTCACATTTCAATCCTTTTTCGACATGAGTAGGTTGATATTTTTTCAAGCTTTCGTTTATCTTTTCGCTGAATAGTGGTTTCATAATATCCCCCTAATCCCAATAACTTTCGTCGTACTTCATGCGTTCCAATTGATCTATGCCAGTTGGTTGCGCTTTTTGATTGAGGTACCCCTCAAATTTATTGCCAAAAAGTGTTTCTGGTCTAAGGTATTTATCGCTATCCGTGTTTAGCCACTCAGCTGTTTTGATATCAATCACCTTTTTAAAATCCTCCAACCTAAAATCTTGATTCCATCTTGCTTTAATAAAATCTTTTGATTTAGCTGTATTGTGTTTAAAATGCTTTCCTGTTTTTTTGTTTAAGTATTCGATAATTTCTTTATAGGGAATGGAATACACAGTCGGGTTGCCCGACAATATACTTCCATCATTATTAGTATTGTTATTATTAGTTAAATCATTATTAGTACTATTATTATTAGTAGTACGCCCTTTTCGGTTTTCCGTTTTTCCGTTTTCCGAAAACCCGTTTGCCGATAATCCGTTTTCCGAAAATGGCATTTCGGTTGGTTTTTCGTAAACTAAGTATTCAAAACCTTTAAACACACCGTTTTCAGCTCTTTTTTGTATTCTGTGAACATATTTATTATCCATAAGTTCTTGAACGCCACTATTGATTGATTTTTGTCCATCATTCATATGTTTAACTACTTCTGACGTGTATATTTGCCAATTGTCAGGACGACTTAGGAAATACAATAATATCCCTTTAGCTTTAGCACTTAAATTACTATCGAACACAAAAGATTTATGCACAGTTACAAAATCGCCACTTTCTTTTATCGTTCTAAATGTTGCCATTTCGTTATCTCCTTTCTGGTATAATTTTATTATCGCTATTGCGTTAGATTGGGGGTGAATAATTATGGATCCTATTTTAGGTAAAGGTATTGATAAAATTATTGAAGGCGCATCAAAAGGGCCTGTAGAAACATTCTCTAAAACTTGGGAACTTGTCTTTGGGAAATTCCACCTTTATGTGGATAAAGTTATTTATCAAAGAGAAGTAGAATTTGAAAAATTCAAAGAACAATTTAAAAAAGAAATATCTTCTGTACCTGAAAATAATTTACAAGAACCACAATTTTCTCTTCTAGGTCCTGCTCTAGAAGCTTCAAAGTTTTACATTAGTGAAAAAACTTTAAGTAATATGTTCGCAAAACTAATAGCATCATCTATGGATGACAGAAAAAACTCATTAACCCACCATTCATTTGTTGAAATAATTAAACAATTATCCCCAAATGATGCTATTCTTTTAAAACATTTAAAGAATCACGAAGTACATCCTGCCGTTAAATATAGAGCGGTTTTAAACCCAAAGAATGACGGTATGAATATATCGGACACGTTAATAAAAGACTCTCCGTTAGATATAGAATCAACCGAAATTTCAATTAATAACCTAGTAAGGTTAGGGGTTTTAAATGAAACTTTTGACATGTCTTACTTAACAAAAAAAGGAATTTATAATAAGTTTTATGCTCCTCAGTTTTTAAATCACTTTAATAAGATTATAGAAAAACAAAGATTTGTTTCGGGATTAGAATTTGTTAAAAGAATGTTAAAGTCAGGACACAACCTAGAAACAATAAGTAAACTTTCTGGCATTGAATTTGAAGTATTAAAGTTACATTACAGCCCCTGGGTAATAGACATCAAAAAAGGCTCAATTAGTTTGTCCGCCTATGGTAAAGCTTTTGTAAAAACCTGTATTAACTAAACGGAGATTTTAAAATTTTCTCCACTTTTACAGCATACATAGCATTTCTAATCTCTTCCGCCAAGATGACGATTAGGAGTGCTATTTTTATTATTCTTAGTCTATTCATTCCTTTTTCTCTCCTTTCAACATTTTATTGAGCCTCTCATCAACTTTTATCCACGAGTCATGCAAGTGATATTTATCATCAAACGACTTAACACCAATTGCATGTTGCTCGTTGTGATGTTCGCGACATAACGCTAATACATGTTTGTCGTAGTGATTCATCTTGTTTCTGTTCATGCCTCTACCTACTGCTTCGTAATGTGCTAAGTCAGCGTGAGGCTTTCCGCATATTACACAGTTGCGGTTGATTGTAGCCCAATATAATAACGCTTTATCTTCGCTTAACAACTTACTCGTTTCTACACTTATAGGTATTTGATGATGAAACATAAACGCTATAATCAGTTCTATTAACTCCCTTGCAACTTTCATAGAACAGTCGCGCAGACTGATTTCTTCATAACCTTTCATAATTTCCAATTCTGTTTGTAATAATTTTCTAGTTGATTCCACTGGTTCTCCCCAGTGAAGTTCTATATCTCTACACATTGCGAATATTTTTTTGCGTTGTTCTATAGATAGTTTTTTATTATCCGGAACCTCTACTTCTGCTTTTAGTGGATATCCGTTTTCTAGTAAGTCAATGTGACTTTGTTCAAGTTCAACACCAGTAGCAACGACGGAATAAGTGCCGTCATTGTCTTTCTGGTATCTTGTAATGTATTGCATTTAAACCACACCTTAAAACGCTAAATCTTGGTCGTCATATCCAAATTGGCCACTGCTTCCAAATGGATTGCTTTGTTGAGACATTGATGTTTGTTGTTGTGCCCCGTTATTTTCTTCAGCTTTTTGCTTATCTGTCTTCGGAATAGGTTTGTTAACAACATCATCGCCCTTTTTGTAAGGTTTAATAAATGAAAAATCCGTAAAATACTTACCTTCATCTTCATTGAATTTCCATTTCAATACCAAGTGACAAAACTTACCAATAAGATCATTGGTATCAAAATCTAAGCTAGGAAGATTTAACTTAATACCTAATCGAGTAACTAATTCAATCAATTGTTTTTCTTGGAAATCATATTTATACGGCGGTACAAATTGATTATGTTTATATTGTTTGCCTTCATCATTTTCAAATACGATTGTGAAATATCTATTTTCTCTATCATTGAATTCAATATTTTTAACTTTCACTGTGAATTCTCCAGCTTGAAACCCTGCTGAGCCGTTATAAAACTTTTCTTGATTTGTTTCTTTAGTAAATTGCGCTTGTCCTGTGATTTTCATAATTAAATACCGTCCTTTTTAGTTTTTTTATTAGTTTCCATTTCTGATTGCTTGTACTACGTCGTTAATACTTGGATTAATGAAACGTTTGTTGTTAATTTTAATGTTGCTTGAGTGTCTTATCTTTGTCTCGAATAAGTTTGATGGTTCAGCGTTAAGAACATATTGATAAGCTTTTTCGCCGTCTTGCTCATGTTCTTCTATTGTCATTCTTGCTAACACATCAGATTGACTGATGACCGCTTTTTTTATTTGATCTTGTGCCTCTATCGTGATTGTTGGATTGATAGTGCTACCCTCATCATCTTTGTCTTTGTTAATTCCCTCGTGTCCACTTATAGCAAGATGGAATTGATAATGTTCTTGTAATTTAGAAATATAACGATAAATACTTACAATGCGTGTAGCACACTCGCCCCAATCATTAAATGTTGGTTTCTTTAATTTTCCGTCCATGATGTCGTTCATAGCGATATCACGTAGCTTTTGGATTGTTTCAATCACTACAACATCAATTTGTTTTCCGTTTTCTCTGAGTTGTTCAATAATTTTAGGTAACATCTTAATCACTGCACTAAAATGCTTGTAATTCTTAATCTGCACAACTGCCCCATCTTCTGTTACCGTTGTTCCGTCCTCATTTATATCTAGTACTAAGGCGTTGTTATCTTTTGTTAAAAACGTAGTTTTACCAGTCCCGAACTTGCCGTATATCGCAAATTTATAAAACTTGTTTGCATTTTGTTTGCTGATGTCTTTTACACCTAGTTGCGTTAAGATATCGACATCTTGATTAGTTTTTTCAGTCATGTTCTACCTCCTCGTACTCAATTGTTTCTGTCACTGTTTTCTTGATTGCTTTGTGATAATCCATATTGATACTCGCTTCTTCCATACCGTTAAACTCCCTAGCTCTATTTCTATTTGTGGAGTAACTAACATCTGAATTATTATCAGTTGGTTTGTTAGTTATATAAATTGGCATATCCCTATGACGGATGATGTAAGTTACAGTCTGCTTCATAGCGACCTCCTACCATCTCATGACTAAGTTAATTAGTCTGTCCTGTTCGTCTGTGTTCTCTTCAATCCATTCATCTATTGCTTGGTTGAATAAGTCTGATGCCATATCTAAGTCATTCTCATCTACGACATAAGCATGTTTAATTGGTATGTTGTTCATATCTTTAACTTGTATTGATATGCCCATATGACCTTTTAAAATGAATATTTTAAAATCGAATCCGTTAACATGAATATTTTTGCGTATGATTTCGCCTATTTCGTAATACATCTTGACTTCCTCCTTGTTTCGTTTTATATTGAACACGAATTAATTTTGTTAATCGTTTGTCACTGTTACTCATTGGCGTGGGTATCAGTCTTTTTTAAATTGATAAACTCTTTCATATCTCTAATAGCTTGGTTATAACCTTGAAGATATATTCTTTGTAATTTGTCATCTGCATGTCTCGGTATTTCTATGCCGTCATATTTTCCAGATACATAATCTTCAAAAATATCCTTCACTCTTTCGGTTATTCTTCTTTTTCCATTTAGTAATTTGCTAATGTAACCGACAGAAAGACCGGTTAAACGACTAAGTTTGTTTACACTTAGACCGTCTTTTTTCATCTTTTCTCTAACTTGCTCGATTAAGTTCATGTTCATTCCTCCGTTGTTGTATTATTAAATCGAATATAATTTATTAAATCTTTGACGGTAACTTGTTGGCGCAAGTAGCAGTTTTTTTATTCTTCATAAAAGTATTCTTTATAGAATATGAAAGTTGCAATACTTGCGAATCCCGCAATTGACCACGCTGTAGTGAAGTATAGAAACGGCATAAGTACAATTGCTAAGACTGTGAAGCATAGCACTGCTACTAGGTAGCTTTTATAAGTTTTACTCATTTGATAATCCTCCTATAATTCGTATTCATTAATCATTAAATTGGTACCGATAAATTGAATAGCTTTGTCAATTTTTATATAACGTTTTTGTCCTCGACCAAATCTGTACATGCATTCTTTTTGAAACTCTTTGTGCGAGTAAACTTTTTTCTCTAGATCATCTTTTGAAATACCACTTATTTTTACAAACGCATTTGCGTCTGCATATCCGATGTATTCCATATTCAACCCCTCCTATATTCCATTTTCAAATTTCATTTCAATTTGCTTAATTCTGTATAAAGTAGCTTGTGACGGGAACCAATTAGCAATCATTTCAATTACATCGTCGAAATGTTTTTGTCTTACATTCGTTCTTGAGCTTGCACCAGTCATCTTTTTCACTTCTGAATTAATATCCCTGAATAATTCGCTACGTTGTTTTTGATTCGTTATCGCATGTAGCCTTTGGATATGTGCTACTCTTTGATTGATAGTTCTAGTTAAGAAATTGTAGTCTCCTGCATCCAGTTTTTGATTTTCTTTCAAATCGATAACATCATCTTTCACATTTTTAATTTCTTGTTTTGTTTGTTCTGTAGCTTCAAACATTAATCTCAATGCTTGCATCGGGTCGCTAGGTACTTGGTACGCTCCGGTTTTTCTTAACGTTGGTAAAACTTCCGAAGTTACCCAGCGTTTGAATCGTTTCGCATTTTCTAATTTGCTAGAAAAGATTAAACTATATAATCCAGATTCGTTGATGATCGTTACATTTCTGTTTTGACCTGACGTAACGATTCGTGACGTTAGCTTATCTTCCTCATCTACATGGTCAGATAATGCTTTCCTCGAATTTGTGTAACCGAGAATGTCAGCAACATCTTTCCCTATAAAATATGGTTCGCCGTTAACCTCTAATGTCCTTACTGGTAATTCTTCAAAATTAAATGTTTGTAATTCCTGCATTTGAGTTTCCTCCTCTAATTTGTTTGACGTTCTTTTTCGGGAACGTTATTGGTAAAAAAAATATCTAGGTTATTTGTTTCATAACCTAATATTTTTGCCATTTTAATAAATTCATTCGCTCCAATATCTACTATCCCATTTTCTCTCTTTGCATAAGGCGTTCTTGTTTTCCACCCCATTTTGTGAGCCATTTCATCTTGCGTAATACCACAAGCTATTCTTTCCGCTCTCAATCTTTTTAAATTTAGTACCACGTTTACACCTCCTATCGTTCTCGTTTGAGAACTAATTACAATTTATCATTGTCGTTCTCATTCGTCAACACTTTTTGCTAAAAAAAATTCAAAAAGTTTTTTCTTTCTTATATATTGTATTCTTTTGGGAACGGTGTTATAATCAAATCGTTCACAAATAAGAACAAATATTCAATTCAGGAGATACAAGAAATGAGAACTAATGATGAAATAATCACAATAATTAAAACATCAATGAAAGAACAAAATATGTCACTAAGTGAATTAGCTCGTCGTGTAGGTGTAGCAAAATCAGCAGTATCAAGATATTTAAATTTAACTAGAGAGTTCCCATTGAATCGTGCTGAAGATTTTGCGAAAGTACTTGGAATAAAAACAGAATATTTATTAGGATTTGCTGAACGAGAAGAATCTACAAAACAAGATACTATCGCCGCGCACTTAGATGGAGATTTTACAGAGGAAGAATTAATTGAAATTAGAAAGTATGCGGAGTTAGTTAGAAAAGCACACCGAAATCAGTAAGGGGTAATTTTATGTATTTATACGAAAAGATGGTTATTGAAAATAAAGAAATACCAATCGATGACGGGAAGTCTTTGGGTAATTTCGAAGGATTCTATGATAATGGGGTAATTTTAATTAATAAAAATTTATCTGAAAGACGCAAAGCGGAAGTGTTATATGAGGAACTTGCACACCACAAGTTGACGTATGGCAACATTTTAGACCAATCAAAATGGATTAATAGAAAATTTGAAAATTATGCACGTAGACATGGTTTTACTTCAGCTGTACCGCTACGTGAAATTGTAGAAGCTTATAATTATGGCGTACGTAACTTGTATGAGTTGTCCGAATACCTACAATTAAGCGAAGAATACATATTGGAGGCGATAGAACAATATAAAAAGATATACGGTATTGGTACCCACTACGGCGAATATTCAATTACATTTGAGCCATTGAGAGTTTTTAAATATAAAGAAATATGAGAAAAGGAGTCGTATAAAAGATGAATCAAGTTCCTAATGATAAGTTAACAGTTAAAGAATCTTGGACTGCTGGAAAAATTCGAGGGAAGTTAAATAAAGGTCAAAAACAAGTATTTGATCGTATGTCAATTTCTGAAAAACGTGATATTATCGAAAAATTTAATAATAATATCCCTTATGAAGTAGAAGAAATAGAAAGAAATCAGGAAACGAAATACAAAATTATCGAAAAAACTTTAAATAAACGCGAACTAAATACAATGTCTGAGAGCGGTAAAGATATGTTGTTAAAAAATAAAGTTGGTCAATTCATAGATAGCTTTTCAACACGTTTCAGTAGTTCGTTTTCTAACCCTAATAATGCTGGTCAAATGTTTACTTACGAAATGATAAATCAAAATTTCGTCTTAATAGAGATGTTAGACGAACATCTTAAAAACGAAAACAAAATCATAGAACAAAACAATGAAATCATAAATTTATTAAAACAAATTGCAAATAAAGGGGTATAAAATATGAAAAGATTATTATATTTAGTTTTAGCTAGTACGTTAGTGTTAGGTGCATGCGGTAGCAACGACGCCGGTAAGAAAGAGGAAAGCAAGAAAACGGAAACGAAGAAAGAGAACAAAGATAAAAAGAAAGAAACTAAAGAAAAAGCAGAAGCTAAAAAAGAAAATGCTAATCAAAACCATAACAATAATCAAGTAAACAACGAGAACAACACAAACATTAACAACAATCAACAAACCAATAACACATCTAAGCAACAGGTACAGAAGAATCTTCCAGCTACCAATAATGGACAACAAGCACAACCACGCGACCCAAACGAACCTAGTTACGAAGAATATTTAAATGCTAAAAGAGCCACTGAAGAAATGGAAAATAATCCGGACAAAAATCAACATGCTGGAGGTGGTCCAGGAATGTCGTTAACACACCCTAATCAATCATATGATAGTTTTAGAAAAGAAGTAGGAAAAGCAAGAAGTGAAGCAATAGTTGTTCAACAATAAAATTTCGGGTAGCTCGCCTACCCTTATTATTTTTTTGCCAATTTTGAGGAGGAGAAATAAAATGGCATCATTTACTATTACAAAAAGAAAGAATAAAACGTCGACATCTTGGCAATACGATGTAAAACATCCGTCTTTCAAATCAGGAAAGAAAAGAAAGTCGGGATTCAAAACTAAAGCAGAGGCAACCAACGCTGCTCAACAACTGCTTAGAGATTTGGATGATGGAAATAATTTAGATGAAAATAAAAAGTTTGAAGAATATTACAATGATTGGTTAGATTCAAAAAATAAGAAACATGTCGCTTCACAACAATTCTATTGGTATCAACGTTCATTAAAATTATTTAACGAATATTTCGGGAGTGATTTTTTAATAAAAAACATCAAACGTTCGGAGTATCAAAAGTTTTTGAACGAATTCGGTCGAGGTCGTACTAATGAAACGGTTCGTAAATTAAACAGTTGTTTATCACAATGCTTTAGAGATGCAGTATATGAGGGCTATTTAAAGAAAGACCCTAGCTATCAAATAGATATTCGTGGTACAAAAAAATCAAAAGACGAACACTCTAAATTCATCACCATAGAACAATACTTGCAATTGATAGAATACTTTAAATCTAGAGACGAATCGAGTTATATTTTTTTATTCATCCTAGCTATCACTGGTGCAAGATACAGCGATGTAATTAATATGTTGCCTATCGATCTAAACGAAAAAGAGGGTACAATACATCTTCGTGGAACAAAAACAGTTAACGCGGACAGACTTGTGGAGGTACCAAAAAAGGATATACAACATATTAAAGCTAAATTATCAAAATTACCAAAACGTACAGATAATAAGTTGTTTAAATTGAGTCATAATGCCGTTAAAAAGTCATTTAACCATGCTAAGAGTCAAATAGGACTAAATGATACTAAAATAACACCTTATTCATTAAGACACACGCATACATCTTTCCTACTTTCTAAAGGTATACCTATTGAATATATTAGCAAAAGATTAGGCCATTATAATATATCTATAACTTTAGACACCTACTCTCACTTACTTGATGAACATAAAAAAGAGCAAGGTCAACGTGTCAGAAAATTATTTTCTTGA